GCCTCGAGCTGCGTTACTGGTGTTAATTCTCCTGCACGGGCTCCTGATTGAAGATGAGATGGCTGAAACCATCAAAGTTTTAACCACTCATTTCCCGGCTGCTCAGGAAGCAGTTGTTGATATTCCTTTGTTTACACTTGAACTTGCAAGGGCCCAAGAAATTTGGGACGCTTACCGCAAACAAATATTTTCTATTGATCCGCCAGTGCGATCTAGTTCCGGTCTGCCGTTTTATAAACGTAGAGACTATTCTAGAAGATCAATTGAAACGGAAGCCAAGGATGTCGTTCGGGAACTCTTTAAAGGTTCCAGGTTAACCAGAAAAGATTATTATACTCCATCTTTCCCTTCACCTTCTGCCAATTTCAACTCTTCACGAGGAGCAGGAGGTTCTGTTAATTCACTATTAACAGATGAAAGTCTAATTGCCTTTCAGAAACTTAATTCTGTTTGGAAAGAAAATCTCATCGATACAGGTGTGGAATCCTGTGTTTTTAAGAATAAATTAACGGAGCGTTTTGGTAACCTAGGCATTGAGGAACAATCCATCCTTGATGCAACAGCATGGAAAGATTCTTTTGAAGGTCGGACAAATGTGCTAGATGTCTCTCTCCTTGAGGCATATCTTATACCTTATCGGGATCATATCTTCGATTTAGCGTTTAATGAAGTTCCACAGGCAACACCTGTCGCACTATCCGAGCCTTTTAAAGCAAGAATAATAACAAAAGGTCAACCCATGACTCAATATGCATTAACTCCAATACAGAAAAAACTCCATAAAACTTTGAGGAGAATTCCGCAATTCCAATACATTGGACGTCCTATTGATGACGAGGAGATGATAACTTTCCTCTCTGGTAATCTTGGTCAAAACGAAAGTTGGTGTTCAGGCGATTACAAAGCCTCGACCAACTACCTTAGATCCTGGTTGTCAGAATGTATCATGAACGAGATCATCGACATATGGATGGAAAATGAACTTAAATCCATCTTTTCAGGTGGTTCACAAGAATTCTCAATGCAGTTTTTTGACAAACTGCGTGCTCTCTGCCGACGCGCCCTTACAGGCCACATTATAAATGGAGTTCCACAACGAAATGGACAGCTTATGGGATCTATAATTTCTTTCCCAATACTTTGTATCGCGAATGCTACTCTTTGTCGGATGGCAATAAACTTTG